GTGCAACCAGGATTCCGATTGGCAAAATTCCGACATCAACCTGGACGTTTCGGGCGGCTCCACGGATATCGCCCTCACCTATTCTTCCGGCAACGGCACTGCTCAGTGGATTTTTTCCATCGGGGAGCTGATCTACGAGAACGAAACGGTGAATATCGACATGACGGATGGCACGGATGCCATAGACGACGATGCGGACAACAACATGGCGGCGTTTACGGATCAGTTCGTCACCAATGGATCCGGTGTCAGCGAAGGCGGCACGTCGCCTGGAGGATCAACGTCAGTGGGCGGTACGGGGTCGGTAGTCCTCGACGGCCCCGGAAGCCTGAAGATTCAATAAGGAGAAAATAACATGAAGAAATTGCTTGCTATCGTTATTATGCTTTCTCTTCCCGCGATGGCTTTGTCGGCGGACTTGACCCTGTCCTGGGACGCAATGGAAAACGCGAGCGGCTATACCGTCGAGCGCTCCATCGACTCCGGGGCGACCTGGGAGAAGGTAGCGGACGTCACCGCCAATTCCGTTGCTCTCTCCGCGCAGCCCGACTCTGGCCTGGCGCTGTATCGAGTGGGCGCGTACAACGGCCAGGGAGAAGTGACCAGAACTTACTCCGGTGCCTGGTATAACGGGGATTGGCTTTTGCCGGGGATGACGAGCGGGGTGGGGGTGGAGTGATGGAGGGGGCATACACGGTTTTTGCACAATAAAAGGGGCGTAGCGTGGGCACGATAACCGCACAAAACATTGTCGACAGGGCCTCCAAGGTCCTACAGGACACTTTGGCCTCCCGGCGCTGGGGCGAGGATGACCAGCTCGTCTGGCTGAACGAAGGGCAGCGAGAGATTGTAAGCCTCAAGCCCGACGCCAACACGCAAAACGCGGCGGCGCAGCTTACGTCCGGCACCAAGCAGACGATTCCCACCGGGGGGTTGATGCTCTTTAACGTGACGAGAAACATGGGGACCGACGGGAGTACTGCGGGAAACGCCATCTTGCCGATCGACATGGAGGCGATGGACCTGATGCACCCTGGCTGGCACGCGGTGACGGCGACCACCGCCATAAGCTATTTCATGTTCGACCCCCGGGACCCTAAAAACTGGTACTGCTACCCGCCGTCGGACGGGACCGGCTATGCGGAACAGGTCTACTCGAAGGTGCCGACCGACGTATCCGCCATCGACAGCGCCATCGGTCTGGACGATATCTATGCTCCGGCCCTCCTTGATTATTTGCTCTATCGGGACTTCTCATACGATGCCGATTTCGCGGACAATGCGGCCAGGGCGCATGCACACTGGGCTGCATTTTTGCAAAAGATCGGAAGGCGCGACCTTGTAGAGGCGAAAAACAACCCGAACGTGCCTGGGCGAATACGCGCCCAGGCAGAACTTGCGGGGAGGTAGGGCATGCCGGGCAGTACGACAATTGGCAGCGGGACAATCGGGGGTATCGGCGAGAGTGTATCCGCATCCGAATCGAGCACGGTCCCGTTTCTCGAGGTCTGTGTCCCGATCGAGGGGATGCGCACAAGGCGTGTCGAGACCGGGGTCGGATTCAAGACAGTCTCGCTCGGAATGGCCTTTGCCGTGGGCGCGGGCGCTGCGGGGAGCACTGCGAGCGGTGCGGCAGAGGCCCCGGACCTGACCGTGGGTGCCGGCACCATCGGCGGCGTGGGCGAAATATAAGAGAGGAGAGGCGCAATGATTCCGATCCTGGACGGCGGGTACAAGACAAGCTACATGGCGGGACATCTCGAGGTCGACTTCACCACGCCCCTGGGGGCCGAAGACGTCGCCTCGATCGAGAGCGTTAAAATCTACAAGGAGTCGGATAGCACCGACATGACGAGCACCATGTACTCCTCCGCGAACAGCACCATTTCCGGGAAGAAGGCGTACCCGTGGATCATGGGCGGATCTGCGAGCACCACGCCGACCGCCTACATTGTACACGTCAAGATTGCAAGCAACTCCAGCCCGGCGAAGCAGTACGATTGCTTTATACGGATACAGGTTGTTGACCCTTGGGTTGCGTCATAAACCAGCGTCCAGTCAGACGTTAAACGAGATGAAAAGGAGATGCAGAGATGGGAGAGCAAGCGCAGGAAGCTACAGAGAGCAAGGGGACAGAGGCCCCGCAGGTATCGGCGATGCCGGAGGTGACAAGCCACGACCCGGAGACCGGTGGTGCCGAAAGTACCGGAGCAAGCGTTCTCGGAGGCGGCGACCTCCCTCCGGGGTTGTTCGATGATGAGGCATACCCTTCTGACGAGGACCTTCAGGGCGAGAGCGGGGAGGAAGCGGCGGAGGGCGCGGCGGAGAAAAGCGACGCCGATACCGAGAAGGCCGACGAAGCGAAGGCCGATGCCGAAGGGGAGAAGGAGGCCGCCAAGGAAGAGGGCGAGAAAAAAGACGACGAGAAAAAAGACGACGAGAAAAAGCCTCCCGAGGGGTTCGTCCCGCAGCAGGCGCTTCATGAGGAGCGCTCCCGGCGCAAGGAGATATCGGGGCAACTCTACAATGCGAACCAGCAAATCCGTCAATTGCAGGCGGAACTGCGGCAGGCCCAGGAATCCCCCGGGGGAAAAGACGAATTTGCCGATCTTGAGGGCTTCAAGGTAAAGTCCAAAGAAGAAATAGAGGAAATGTCGGACTATGAACAAGGGGAGTATTTCTATAATCTTGACCGCTACCGGCAGAAGCAGGTTCGGGACCAGGAGGCGGAGCGGAGCAAGAGCCAGCAGGAGGCGGAGCGTCAAAGAATGGAGGAGGAGCGCACCGAGATCATCCGCGAGGCGTCGATGGCGATCCGGGAGCAGGTGCCCCAGTTGTTCGAGGAAGGGTCAGATTTGGACGCAAAGCTCGTCGCCCATGCCGAGGCGAACGGCCTGAACCGAGAGGCGGCTGCAATCCTCACCAACCCGGCAACCCGGGTGATCGACCCCGCTTCCGGGCAGGAACTCCTCATGGGTCACGGGGCGCTCGAAATGCTGAGCCTCCTGAACAATACCTATGCCAACGGCAATGCGGAAAACCTTCGCAAGCAGATCGAAAACGAAATCCGGGAAGAAGTGAAGAAGGAGGTCACGGCAGAGCTTACGGCGAAATTCCGGGCCGGCGGAGAGCGGCCGACGTCCCTGGGCGAGGCGACTCCGGCGGCAGAGCGGCCCGTTGCGGGCGATGTCGGGTCAGAGGAGGACTGGTTGAGCAGAACACCGGAAGAGCGACGTCAGCTGTTGGGAGCGTAAGAAATGGCGTCTTTGCAGTTCAGGGATTTTCTGGGCGAGTTCCCGATCCTCGACGTCATGCGCTTGCCGCAGATGGCGGCGCAGGAGGCGGAAAATATCAACCTGGAGACCGGTGCGGTGGGTCTTTTGAAAGCGCCGAGCGCCGCCCATACGATCGCCAAGTCGGGCGCCATGAGGAGCATATACCTGCTTGACGACACCTGGGTCTACTGGACTGCAACCATAAACGCCGTGAAGGCCCCGGTCGCATCAAGCGATGACCTCGTGCTGTTTACCGGCGACGGCTACCCGAAGCAGACGAACAAGACCTATGCCACTTCCGGGGCGGCCAGCACCTACCCGACCACCACCCGCCGCCTCGGGGTGACACCCCCCACCACGATACCGACCATTACCGTCATGGGAACAGGGGACGGCGTGGTGCAGTCGAGTGTTGCCTACCTGTACACATTTGTTGACGAGTTCGGAAACGAATCCGCGCCGTACGAGGCGACAGCCGTAACCGACGTAGAGGGCGACGAGTACGTCAAGCTGACCAACTTCTCCGTGCCGGATGTGGGAGACACGGGCAACGACATCGAATTCGTGCGGATTTACCGGACCAACACGGCGAACAGCGGCGAAACCGATTATCAACTAATAAAAGCGCGGCCCGGGACTCTCGGGGCAACCCCCGTCTACGACGTGCCGGCCGCATCCATTTCGGGGACCTCTTACGAAATCTTCGACGCCAACGACGGGTCAAGCCCCACCGGGGTCACCTCCGACATCTCGGACGTGCTCCCGTCCCAGTACGAGGTGGGCAATACGACCGTTACGTGGGACAAGCCGGTCGACACCCTGACCGGCCTGATGGAGGGCCCCCAGAAAATCCTGGCGGGCCACGTCGGCAACACCGTTTATCTGGGGGAGCCGGGCGTGTACTACGCGTTCCCGAGCGCTTACGCGATCACGCTTGACCATGACGCGGTTGCCATAGGCCAGCACAATGAGCAGTTCATCGTGGCAACGGAGGCGCACCCGTATGTGCTGCGCGGTATCGACCCGATTAGTATTGTCAAAAGCAAGCTTGACTACAAACTGCCGTGCCTCGCCGCAAGGGGGCTCGTCAATACGCCCGTGGGGGTCGTGTGGCCCTCTTACGACGGTCTCGTCATCTGCGACGGCATCACCTGCCGGGTTCTTACCAGGCACATTATCAGCAAGGACGACTGGAGCGGCTACACCCTCGCCAACATGATCACGGTCTACTGGAAAGGGTCTATCCTAATGTTCTTCTCCGGTGCGGACACCGGCCTCGTGCTCGACCTGGAGGGGGAGAAGGGCCTCGTCGCCCTTGACATCGGCTATAATGTCTATGACGCCTTCGTGGCCCCGAGCGGAACGCTCTATCTGCTCGCCCTGGACGGTGCCGATTACAAGGTTTTCGAATGGGAGGGCGGGACAGCGAACCTGACGGCGATCTGGAAAAGCCGGACAGTGAAAACTCCGCCGATGTCATGGCCGCTTATCAGCGTTCTCGGAGACTTTTCGGCGGACGGGGCGACGGCCGAGGTCGATGTCTACGCGGACGGCACTCTCCGGGAAGAATTCACGTTCACGGCCAGCGGAACAAAACGGTGCGGAGGCGGCTACCGGGCAGAGAAGTGGATTGTCCGGTGGGAGTCGGCAACAGCGGAGGTCCTGTCCATCGCTCTTGCAACGTCTGGCGGGGAGGTGAAAGGTGTCTCTTAATTTCCGCTCCCCGGCCATCCATGTAGGCGGCAGTCTTCCCGAAATTGCGGCGGCCCTGCGGGCGGTGAAGGCGACCCTGGATGTCAGGGAGGGGCGCATCCCCGGCAGGCCGGAAGAGCGCTTTGTCGAAAAGGGCGAGGTGGCGGAGATTCTCGCCGAGAAGGCCCGCCTCACCATATCGGACGTGATCGGCAATAGCGTGGGGGATGGCCCTGCGGCCCCTTCCAGCTTTGCGGTGACGGAAGGATCCGGAGGGTTCAAGTCGACACTTTCGTGGACGAACCCGGCCGACAGCGACCTCTGGGCCATCGAGATCATTGTCAACACGACCAACAACCGACCGACCGGGCAGTCCATTCTCGTCACCATCCCTTCGGGCGGAGCGGGCGAGAACTTCACTTACGAGCACATTCACGGAGAACCGACGCAAAATCATTATTACTGGGTCCGGGCGCTTGACTATGCCCTGAATCCGTCGGAGTGGGTGCCGAACGCAACGACCAGCACCTACCTGACACAGGGGCAAAGCTCCATCGACCAGGCGGTCTATGAACTGATCGATGTCTTGAAGGGAGGCTCGCCCCCGGCATACGACAACGGCACGGAGTACACGGCGGGGCAGATTGTTACCAATGGCGGCACTCAGTATCAATGTTACGTCGGACCGGTCACCGGGGTGGAACCAGGGGTCACGGCGAACTGGGAGGACAACTGGCGGGTTACCGGCATCCTGGTGCAGGGAAACATCGACGGCGTCTCCACCGTCGGCGTAAACGGCGATCTCATCGTTGACGGCACGATCCTGGCCCGAGCGATCGCGGCGGGGGAGATAACGGCAAACGAGATCAACGTGACGAGCGTTTCCGGCGCCATCAACTTCGACCAGGTGCCGAACGGTACGACATACGGCAAAGTGGCGCTCACCAACATCACCTCCGGCAACATCGTGCTCCAGACGAATCAGAACCTCGGCAGTCAGGGCATCAAGATCATGACCGCGTCCTCCGGGGCGAGGGTCGAGCTCCTGCCGGATGCAAACACCGGCATTCATGCGATCGACAACGCATCCAACACGGTTTTTAAGGTCCTGGTCGGCGGCACGGACGTGGGAGACGTACAGATCGGGGATTACTCCGGCGGCCAGGGAATTCTCTACGACAAGAGCGCGGGCGTCATCTATTACAAAAACGTCAAGCTGACGGAACTCTCCCAGAACTGGGAGACGAAAACGAGCGACTTCACGGCCGCCCCCGGCGGACAATATCTTGTCGACACAAGTGGCGGGGCGGTCGCCATGACACTGCCCGCAAGCCCGGCGGCAAACGATTGGGTGCAGTGGGTTGACCTCTACGAATATTTCGGGACGAACAATTTCACGATCAACCCCGGCGCAAACAACTTTCACGGGTCGACGGAGGATGTCGTGTGTCAAAACCCGAACGAAAACGCCCTGATCGAGTGGACCGGGGCGACAAGGGGATGGGTGATCAACTGATATGGCAAGACCTTTTTCAACCCTCGCAAAGACGGGCCGGTGGACGGCCGAGGAATTCACCTCATCCGGAACATGGACAAGGCCCGCGGGTGTCGATTTCGTTGTCATCACCCTGGTTGGCGGAGGGGCCGGGGGGGCAGCCGGCAACACCGGTACGGGTAATGGTGGTGGCGGTGGCGGCGGAGCCGAGGTCGTGCGTCGGATTGTCGCAGTTACCGGAAACCTCACCGTCACGATAGGCTCAGGTGGTGCGGGCGGCGCCAGCGACGGCGCGAACGGGGCGGCAGGAGGGGACAGCACGATCACCGGAAATCTCAGCGATACAGTCCGCGCGCTTGGCGGCGACGATCCGAGTTTTACAAACGGCGGTTCGGGCGGGGGTGAGTCTTCGTCCATGGCATCCGCGCAGGGCGGGGCCGGGGGTAATGTCGGCGTGGCCGGAAGTCCGTGCGCAGGTTTCGGTGAGGGGGGTGCGGGCGTTTCCGCGCAGGGCGGCGGCGGCGGCGGGAGTTTCGGCGACGGGGGCGACGCGGGCGCTGCGGGCGCTGCGGGCCAGAACGGGCAGGGTTACGGCAGCGGCGGCGGGGGCGGTTCCGAGAGCTCCGGATGGTACGCGGGGGGCGCAGGGCACGATGGCTATTGCCTCATCGAATACGTTTTGTAGGGCGGTGACATGGGCATTTACGCACAAATAAGAAATTTTCGCGTAAGAAAGGTCGAGGAGATCGGCGCGACACCCGGAAAGGCTTACCCCGGAACAAGGGGATGGGTGGATGTGACCGACAGGGCGCAAATCCCGAAGGTGGGCGACTACTATATCGACGGCCAGTTTCTGAAGGAGCCGCCCGAGGATGTCCAGTCGCAGACGGCCCTTGCGAAAAAAGTGATCAGCTACGTTGACCTCAACCAGTTGAAGGCGACGAGCGAGGGCCTTGCTATCGGGGCCATACTGATATATCTCGGCCTGGTCAAAAAGGAGGACCTGCAAAAATGATAGTTGACGTCACACAAGACCTTTGGGTCGCATACGGCGAAATCTGCTTCGAGAACCGACTTTTGAAGCGGAGCATCGACGAGCAGGCCAGAAAGATCAAGGCGCTGGAGAGGCAGGTGCAAGACCTGTCCGGGGAGAAGCAGGATGTGCCGGCGGGAGAGTAAAGTTCATCGGGCGCACCTTCGCCCGTACTTTTTTGCCGAGGGCCGCCCGTCCATCAGCGACGAGGAGTTGTACCTGGTGCATCGGCGCATGAAAAAGGACGGGACTCTCTGGGACGTTTTCTTTGACGGCTCGGTCAAAACGGCGTCCGACTTTATCCGCATGGTCAAGAGAGAGCACTTCTTCCTTGTCGAGTCAAACGCAGGGCTTATCGGCATGGTGCGGTTAAACCGGGTGGAGAAAAAGAAAGCGAACATCCACTACTGCACGTTCTCGACCGCCTGGGGGGACCCGGGGCTCGTTCCGGTGGCAAAATGGACGGTGCAGCGCCTGCTGCGGATGCGCCAGGGCGAGTCGTATTTCTTCGATGTGTTCTGGGGGCTTTGCCCGGTTTCCAACGAGCGGGGCGTCCGGTTCAGCGGGAAGGTGGCGAGCGGCAGGCTCGGCGTTTTGCCGAACGGGCTGAGCGATGTTTACGGCGATAGCATGGACGCCGTCTTGGATTACCATATACGCGAAGAGGGGGAGGGGTACGATGAAAATATATACCAGAGTCGTGGTTGACATGGCATCGGGCGAAACGCTCGAGGAGGAGCACTTCGACTATGACGGGCCGGTGGCCCTCTGCGGGGGCGGGGGCGGGGTTGACACGGTGGACGAGGAATACAATGCCCGCATGGCCAAGATCGCGGAGGAGCAGCACGAGATGGGAAAGCAGCTGTTCAACTTTTACAAATACGGGACGTTCGAGGCCCCTCCGGGTGCCGAGGTCGGCGCGCCGCCGGAATCAGGGGCTTCGCCGGGCCAGGAGGGACAGCCGGGAGGGGGCGGCCCGGTGTCGGATCCGAACCAGCCCTATTTCCCCGACGACAACTATCTCGGCGGCCCGTTCCCCGACTACTTCGATACCCCGGGAGGGGAGAGGCCGCCGCACGAAGGGACTCCACGATTTCCCGACGACAGCTATCTCGGCGGCCCGTTCTGGGATTACGAGAAAAACCGGAACCAGCCGCCCTCGGAGCGGGGCGACGGCGGGGCACAGCCCCCGCCGCAAGCAAGCCCGTTTCCCGACAGCGAATATCTCGGCGGCCCGTTCCGCGACCATTTCCGTAGCTCCGGGCAACAGCAACCGGCCGGTGCGGAAGAACGGGGGGCGCAAACATTCATCGGCATTGGCGGCGGCAGAAAGGACTACCTGGACGCCGACCCGCTTACACAGGCACAGCGCATACTTGGGGGGAGGGTATAGGCGATGGCAGAAAAGCAGATCGCGAGCTTTTGGGGCAAGACCGGCCTGAACAGGCAATACCAGGGCGACCCGAGAAAGCAGAAAATCATCCTGCCCTACTCTGTTCGCCGCAAGCACAAGGCCCTCCGCAACGTCGGATTTACCCTGGCCGACGCCCGGGCGCTCGGGCCGGATGCGACCGTTGAGGACCTGGTGCGCCATTTCGGGGGAGATCCGAACAAGGACTACTCGAACGACACGGGCAATTGGGAATCCCAGGTGTGCGGGGAAACGGCGGTCAGCGCGAACTTCGGGCCCGGTCGGATGCCGTCTGGTCGGCCAAGGCCCATAGAGACGGGAGGCAGCTACGAGCAGTTTGGAAAATTCACACAGGGAGGAGGGGTTCCGCAAATGGCAACTAACACCCGCGTAAAAAGAGGGGCGCTCGGAGGCGGGGGGTCTTCGATGGGCCTCAACCAGATGCAACAGGACTGGGCGGACTACTTTGATTCCGCCAAGCCCGGCGACATTCGCCAGTGGGCGGGCGGGACGCTTGAGATGGGGCAAGACGGGCGGGCCGTCTACACGGATCCGCAAGGCGCCCGAATGGCGTTTAATCAGAACACATCTTTGAACGAGCTTGCCAATAACCCCTATATTCAAAGAGAGTGGATAGGCACATACAATATCAATCCCTCCGACCTTGGAATTGACGGCGGCGGCGGCAGCGGTTCATCCGGCGACTCCTATGGTGGTGACTACGGTGGTGGCTACGGCGGCCTTGGCGGTGGTGGCACCGGGTACAAAGCCGCTCCAGGGTGGGGCGGCCGGTGGCAGAACGTAGTGGATATCGCGAACCGGGACCCTTCGTTCGCGAATATGGAACTCGCCCAAACGGCGGGAAACATGGCCTTGATCCCGGACCAGGTACGGTTTCACCGGTCGCAACTCAACCAGGCCGGGAAAACGGGAATTGTAAGGGGGGAGAGGGACCGCACGGCGCTCGGCGAGGAAATAAAGACCCTGCCGTATCAGGGCGAGGCGGCCAGGACCGGTTACGAGTGGCAAGCCCGACTTACTCCGCAGCTTGGAAGGCGGCAAGAGGCGCAAATTGGCGAGGACATGCAGACCATACCGCTGCAGGGCGCCCTTGCCCGGGAACAGATTGGCAGCCAACGAGAAATTTTGCCGCACCAGACGCGCCTTTCGATTGCCGACTTGAACCGGCAGATCGACCTCATGCCGAACCTGACAGCCGCGCAAAGAGCGGAGTTGAAGGAGCGCGCGGCGGTTGCGCCGGAGCGCGCGGCGGCGATGGTGGCCGAATACCAGCAGGCGGCGAAGACCGCCCCGGTCGCCGGAAGAACGGAGCGGATGGGCCTTCGCGAACGACAACGGGCCTACCAGCACCGGGCGCCGATGATGGGCGAGATTCGCAAGCAGGCGATGCAGGGCTACAACCCGGAGGATATGATGGCGGCGGCGACCGGGGACGTGGAACAGCAGTACGCGGACGCGAGCGGCCGGATGCGGCGAGAAATGGGACGTATGGGGGTTGACCCTTCGAGCGGTCGGATGGCGTCGCAAATGAGCACGATGGCAACGAGCCGGGCGGCCGATATTGCCGGAGCGCGAACGCAGGCCCGCAGGAGAGCGAAGGACCTGTCTTTTGACCGGCTGCAGGCCGGATATCACGCACTGGGGAGCTTGTAACAATGACACAGCTTGGACTCTACAACGTTCAAAGCCCGCTTGCCAACGCGCGCGCGTTTATGGGACAGGCGGCAAACAGCTACGGGGCGATGCAGCGAAAGGCCGAACGGCCCGACCCGACCCTGGGCGGCGGAATGATGAGTGCCGCCGGCGGTGCGCTTACGGCGGCGAGCATTGGATCCGCTCTCGGCTCCACAACGGCGGCTGGCGCGGCTGTCGGCGGTCCGGCCGGCATGGCCGTCGGTGCGGGGCTTGGTGCGCTCAGCTACTTTTTGAGCTAATAAAAAGGGGGGACGGAAAATGCCTGACAGAGCGGGACGGCCTACGTTTTCGGATTTTGCGCGGATGGCGAGCGCTTTCCAAGGGCTTGGAGAGACAAGGCGCAGAAGGGCGGAGGAGGACCGGCAGAAGCGGATTGCGGATGAGACCTACAAGGCCGCCATGGCCTACTCCCAAAACCCGGATGCCCTGCAGAAACCGGCAAAGGACGTGGCCCAAGAGCTTGGCATCGAGCCGGAGGCGGCGCTCAAGGGCCGGGTGCTGATGGCGAGCCACTTCAGGGACATGGAGGATTTCGAAGCGGAGCGGCTGCGCAACCAGAAGGCGAAAACGGGCGCTCTCTACCAGCAGGCGAGACAGGCGTTCGTTACGGCGGAGCAGGCGAGAGAGGCCGGGGATCCAAGGGCGTACGCGGTGGCCGGGGTGGAAGCCCTGAACGCGTACCCGGACGGCTACAAGTGGGAAGTGGTCGAGGGCGGCCTCAGCGAGGCGGAGCGCACCGCGATGGGCCCCGCGGCCGGGAGGGTGCTGGGAGGCGGGGGCGATGGCCAGGCCGGGCGCCTCATGGTCAAGGTGACGTCCCCTTTGGGCAAAACCAAAACGGTTGGGGTGGACGAGGTGGACAGGCGGCTCGATGCGGTACGGCAAAACCCTTCCGCTTACGCCCCCGAGCAGTTTTTCCAACAGTCCATCGCAACGAACCGCACCCGGCGCGACCAGAACGCGGAATGGGCGCTCAACCCGCGGGTCATGACCGACAAGAAGGGGAACAAGGTCTACGCCACCAAGCAGATCGACCCGGCAACCAACGAGCCCAGGGTGGTCTATTCCGACAAGCCGCTCTACGAGGAGGACGAGAAGATCCTCGATGTGACCGATCTCGACGGCTACCGCACGCCCGAGACGTGGAAGCGGATGGAGGAGGCGCGGCAGGCCAGGGCAGAGCTTGGGAAAACCCTGGCCGAGACCCGGAGCAAGGAGATGGAAACGGCGATCGATCAGTTCGAGTTAATGCTCGACCGGTTCGCGGGCGAATCCCCCCTCGACAACCTCGGCAAGCCGACGGAAGTGCCGCGAGAGCAGAAGCTGAAGCGGGCTTACGAGGTTTATAACAAGTACCGGCAGACCCCGCCGCAATCGCAGGACGAAGTGGACCTTGCCGAGGCGGCGCGGCAGGTGGTGCAGGTGCACCAGCGCCTCGGCAGCGACCCGGCCCGGGGAGGCGGGGGGAAGCGGAGCAAGGGGGGCGCGGGCAAAGGCCGCGGGATGAATGTTCAAAACTTCGATATCAACAGGCTGAACAGCCAGGAGCGCGAAGACCTCAAGGCGATCTTTACCAGGTTGCGGGAGGAAGAGGGGGTTCCGTTCGAGGAGGCGACGAGAAGGTCTATCCGGGAGTTCTTGAGAACCCGCAAACCCGGGCAGAGGGGGGCTGCTGCGAAGCGGGAAGGGCAGTCGACCGTTGCGGGAAAAGGGACAATGGACCCACGGTTTTGGGATCGGTAAAGGGGAATGTGAATGGCCAGTAACGACCTGTACGACTTCTTTCTGCAGGCGGATGCGGAGAGAAGGGGTGTCGTACCCGAAAACGAAGACTTGGGGACGTCTCCCGAGGCGCACCAGTTTTTTCTCGAGGCGGAGAGGGAGCGCAGCGGCGGCGACTTCACGCGCGGGATCAAAAAGGGCGTCAACCAGTTGCAGGGCTCTCTTTACGGTGCCGCCGGCCTTGCCGCGTCTGCCGCCGACAAGGTGGGCCTCGACAATGTTGGCCTTGCCGGAATGCTGAAGGAGAAAACCGGCTTTAATGCGGCAGAGGCCGTGCGCGACTGGGGGCTCCGCAATTACGAGCGCAACATGGAGGAGGCCGCCCGGTACCCGACCAAAACACTCAAGGACATCGGCGAGGCGGAGGGTTTTCTGGATACCGCGGGGACAGCCGTTGATTGGGTGCAGGGTGCCGCCGGACAGATTGCACCTTCCATGGTAGAGGCGGCTGTTGGTGCGATTGTCGGCTCCCTCATGGCCCCGGGCCCGGGAACGGCCGCCGGCGGGGTAGCTTCGCGGACGATCCTGCGTAAAGCCATAGACAAAATGACGGACCGGATTGTTCAAGACCAGGTTAAGAAGGGCTTGATCAAGGAGGGCGCGGAGGAGGCGGCCAAGAAGGAGGTCCGCGATCTCGCCACGAGGCAGGCCCTCAAAAAGCTCGGTGGCCGCGTCGGCATGGGGGCTGCCGTTTTCCCGATGGAGGCGGGCGGCAATTATGCGGAGGTTCTGTCCAGGCACGGCGTGGATGCGCCGGCAACGGCCGCGCTTACCGGAGCGCTCGCCACCTCTCTCGAGTTTCTTGGCGGCAACGTTAAGTTGGTGGATCAGTTCGTGGACGCTGTCGCAAAGGGCGTTCCGAGCAGCATCAAGCGCTCCGCCGTGGAGCTCTTGAAGAACATCCCGGCCGAAGCAATGCAGGAGGCGGGCCAGGAATCCCTGTCCATTCTGAACACGGTGGTAAACACCGACGAGAAATTTCTGACACCGGAGCACGTGGAGCAGATCGTTGAATCGGCCGCCGTTGGTGGTGTTGGTGGCGGAATCGGTGCGGGGGCGCAGATAACAGGGCGCGTGCGGGGACGAAAGAAAGGCGAGGCGCCAGTCGATTTCAGTCAAATTGAGGACCAGTTGCTTGCCGACGAGACAGAAGGGGAGGCGATCGTCACGCCGGAAAAAAAGACCCCCACCGCCCCCGGGGCACGGCCCGGTCAGGCGCAGATGGACCTGTTCCGGCGGTGGGACGCGGAAAGAAAGCAAACCAGACAAGCGGAGGTGACACCGGATGCCGAAAGGTTACGAAAAGATGAGAGACGAATTCAAGGAGCAGGGCTTGAGCGACCGGGAGGCGAAGAAAAAGGCCGCCCGGATATGGAACAGCCAGCACAAGAAGCGCCCGGTGACAAGGAAGCGGGGAAAGTAGAGCCCGTTAGAGCAGAGGGTGAAGGGGCCGCTGTCCGTCGCGAGCGGAAGCCCATAAAAACCGGGGCCAGGGTCAAGACCTATTTGCCCGACAATACCGAGGTTGAGGCAGAGTACGCCGCTGTCGAGGCGGGAGATCTTGCCGCCTCCCACGATGAGGACTTGCGCATCAACCCGACATTTCCTGCCGACCTTCAGCCACGAGATCGAGGCCGGGACGCCATGCGGCTGCAGGTGCAGCAGATGGCGCAGAAGCTGAACCCCGAGCGCCTGGGGGAATCCGCGAGCGTTACCGGGGGCGCCCCGATCATTGGCGAGGATATGGTTGTGGAGTCGGGCAACGGGCGTGTTATCGCCATTAGAAAGGCGTACCGGGGAGACAGGGGGAAAGAGTACAGGCAGTGGCTTGAGAAGAACGCGGAGCGCTTCGGCCTGGATGCCGCAGACATATCGGGCATGAGCAGTCCCGTTCTTGTAAGGGTGCGGAAAACCGACGTGGACCGGGCGGACTTTGCACGGCGGGCCAACCAGGGAGACGTTGCCTCCATGGGGCCTGCGGAAACCGCGAAAAGTGACGCTGAGCGCATCCGCGACGAGGATATGACCATTTTCGCCCCGTCAGAGGAGGGCGATATCACCGCGGCATCGAACCGCCCCTTCATGGGGCGCTTTCTTGAGCGGATCGGACTGAACGAAGCGGCAGGCTTTGTCACCAGGGACGGACGCTACACCAAGCAGCTGGTGGACAGGGTCAAGGCGGCAATCTTTCACCGGGCATATGAGAACGACGACCTTGTCACCTTGATGGCCGAGGAGGCCGACCCGGGCGTCAAGAACGTGCTGAACGCCCTTACGGTGGCCGCGCCGCGCTTTGTCAAAGCCAAGGCGGCAGACCCTGAGGCGTATGCCAAGGCGCAGGTGCCCGGGCATATTGCGGGTGCCGTGAGGTTGATCAAGGAGGCGAAGGATGCGGGTTTTCAGATGGCGGACTACCTGCGGCAGACCCGGCTGTTTGGCGACGAGATTCCGCAAGCGACCAAGGAAATTGCCCTTTTCATCGACCAGAACAAGCGCAGCGCAAAGCGCATGGGCGAAATGTTCCGGGCGATGGCCGACGAATTACAGAAAAAAACTTCCGATCAGGGCTACAACGCCTTGCCGGGCATGAAAATCGATGATATAAATATAGAGAAGATTGTCGAAAATTCTATCCAAAAGATGAAGGATTTCTACAATGAGCAACCTCAGGGCCAAATCCGACTTTTCGGAGCTGAGCGAGATGTTCAAGCGGGCCGTGGAGAAGGCGAATCAGCTGGACGTGGACGAGCCGCTTCTGGTGTGGCCGGAGCTCCCGCCCAGTCTGAAGAACCCGAAGCGGAAGCCGGAAGAGAAAAGCCAGCCGGAGAAGTAAGGGAGCCTGATTATGTCGAAGGTACTTTTCTTGGAGAACCATCGCGGGCGGACAGAAGGGCCTACACCCAGGCATCGCTCCCGTTCGGAGAAGGGGCAAAAGGCAGAGGTGAGGCAGATCCCTCTATACCCCCTCCCCCAAGAAGAGTGGTTATGCGTCCCGTCGAAGGGGCCGGATCTGGAAAACACGTTCTACATCGAATAGACGACGCAGTATCCCTTCTTTCTTTTCTCCAGAAAGATCCGCAGGAAAGCGCCTACACTGTCGCCACGGACAAGGATGGCAACGTCCTTGAAATCCATCGCTATTCAAGAGGCACGAAATCCTCCGCCAAAATCTTCGTAAGCGAAATCGCGGGCCCCGTCTTTGACCTGAAAGACGCAGCCAATGTTTACTTTGTCCACAATCACCCGAGTGGCGGGCTGAATCCGAGCCAAGCCGACATGGCGATTGACGGATACCTTCGCGCAGCCCTTGACCTTGCCGATATCGAGGTTTCCTCTGCCGTTATGGGCAAAGGCAGGTTTCGGGAGTTTACCGCGACAAATGAAAACGCCGGCACGCGGTCGATCAGAGAGTCGGTTCGAAAACAAATTCCCGCGAAGGAGAGGGCTTTTGCGGAAAGGCTTGCAGAGCCGGGCGATCCTATCCCAAACGGGGATGTGGCCGCACAATACATTGCCGACAGGCATGGGAAGCGGGCAGACGGCTTTCTTTACATGGACACGCAAAACAGGCCCGTCGGCTTCTTGCCGTTTCCGAAGGGCAAGGGCGCCAACGAAATCGCAAAAGAAGTGATCCGAACGGCAAACAAGCTGAATGGATCCAACATTATTGTCGCATTCCCTTCCACGCAAAAGCTGCGGGACAGGTCTGAGTTTCTTGGCGACCTGAACGGGCTTCTCCACGAAAACCAAATCCTTGACATCATCGCCGGGGGCAAATCGCTGTCCAATAGCGGACAGATGAAAAATATGTTCCCGCATGGAAAATACCCGCTGAACGCAGCATTGAGCTTGAAGCTGCTGGGGCCGGTGTATCAGCGCAAATCCGACCCCTTCTACTCCGAACTGACCCGAACCGTCGAGGCAATGGACTTCAAGACCATGCCGCCGAAAGACTTGCTCAGCCGCATCAAGAAATCCCCTGGCGTGAAACAGGAGGAAATTGATTGGTCTGGAATTGAGTCTTGGCTGAATGAGCAAGAGGGCAAGGTCAGCAAGGATGATGTGCTGGAGTACTTGGCGGCGAACAACATCCAGATCGAGGAGGTGGAAAAGAAGGATGCGGTTAGGCCAGATCCAGCATACCTTGATCTGTTTAAAACAGAAGACCAAGATGGCACGCCTGTTTTAAGGGTCCAGTGGTCTGACTTGGATCAAGTTTATGCCGACAGTTATGATGATGGTGAAACCTTTGATTTAATGGTTGATGGCGATTTTCAGGCCACTGCGCAAAGCGAAGATGAAGCAAGGCGATTTGTGTTACAAGAGGTGGGGGAAAATTATAGCCACCTGTTAAGTCGCCAAGAAATTGCCGACGCCAAATTCTCCCAATACCAACTCCCCGGCGGCGAAAATTACCGAGAAGTGTTGCTGACGATGCCAGTAAACCGGCGCATGCCCTTTGAGGAATTCCTCTCTGCATATCGTAAGCGATTTCCGAGCGCCAAGGTTACAGACGAAGAAATTCGTGGGTTTTATAACGATGGGGTAGAAATACCTACGCCCAATCGACGCATCTCAAGCAAGACAGACGCTTTTTCGTCCCCCCACTGGGACGAACCCAACGTTCTCGCCCATGTCCGATTCAACGAGCGTACCGGGCCAAACGGTGAGCGGATTCTGTTCTTGGAGGAAATTCAGAGTGATTGGCATCAGGAGGGGCGGAAGAGGGGGTATAAGAGCAAAGAGCCAATGTATTCCAAAGAGGAAACAATGGCTTACCAAGAAGACATTTTCGCTCGTTTTGACCGGGGTGAAATTACGAGAGAGCAACGCAATGCTGAACTGGATCGACTGAGCGACATGAGAGCTGATAGGGTTGGCGTCCCCGACGCCCCCTTCAAAACCACATGGCCGCAACTCGTCATGAAGCGCATGGTGCGCTATGCCGCTGAAAACGGGTTTGATATGGTGGCTTGGACACCGGGGAGCGTGCAGGCTGAGCGGTATGATTTGAGCAAACAGGTTGGCAAAATTGTATATACCAAAGATGGCACATTAAGCGCGTATAAAGACGCTGGCGGCCCCTTGAATAGAGAAAACAGGGTTATCCAGGAGTCCAACATATCAATTGAAAAACTGTCTGATTATATTGGCAAGGAAGGCGCTGAAAAACTCCTAAACAACCCGACCCGGAAAATCGGAGAAAACACTTTTGTACTTGAGGGCGACGACCTCAAGGTCGGTGGCGAAGGCATGAAAGCCTTCTATGACAAGATGTTGCCCGCTGCCGTCAACAAATTCTTCAACAAGGGCAAGTGGGGCAAGGCGAAGGTTGGGACGACAATTATCCCCAAGACGCAATTATCTCCCGGAGAGAAAATTGATGCTTCAAGCCCATATGCAATTCCCGCCCACGCCCTCCCCATCACCCCTCAAATGCGCGAAAAAGCCTTGTCCGAGGGAATGCCGCTGTTTCAGCAGGGAGGTGTGGGCGAACCTGAAGTAGCCCTGCCGCCCTTATCTGAAAAAGACAAGCACCGCTTATCCCGCATTGTTCGGCAAAAGGACAAAATCAAAACCCCTACCGATAATGACCTTGCAAATTATCTGTCAGACGCTATTTATGATAGTAGACTGAGAAGCAATTTTATCAACAAAATCCTTAAAAAAGCAGGAGTGACAGAAGATGCCCTGTATATGGCTCAAAAGCGGAATCAAGCTGAATCTGAAAAAATCCGCGATGCAAGACAAGCGTTTCGTAAAGCGTTTACGCTCTGGGGAATTAGAGAGGAAGATAATGTCCTTATTTCCGGCACTCCTGTCACCAAAGAAGAAAAGGCTGTTCAGAAAGTAGCAAAAACCTTTGGCGCAGACCTTTATTTTTTTAAGGGCAAAGGCACGTTTCTTGATAAAGTAAACGGTGTTACCCTACCTTGGGCACCCAAAAACATCTATATCAGCAAGCAGTCAGACCATCCCTTTATCCAAGTTGCCGGTCACGAATTAATCCATACCATTCGGCGAACAAACCCAGAACTGTATAAATTCCTCGATGAATCCCTGAGAAATGATGTGGTTGGTTTTGGGGAATACCTGGACAGCATTAATAAGCGCTACCGGGAAGATGAAAAGCTGTCGCCAAAGCAAGGACTTGAAGAACTGTACGCTGATTTTGTTGGCGATCAAATGATGAAGCCTGAGTTTTGGGACAATCTCGCTAACCAGAACCCAACCTTAACACAGCGGTTAGCCCAAGCCCTACATGAAATTTTTAAGCGCATTAAACGGGCGCTGAAGCGGCATGTGCCTGAATCTGAGCAATATTTTAAGGATGTGCAAAGAGCGCAGGATGTGGTGGTGAAGGTGTTGAATGAGGCGTCGGGGGTGCAGGGCAGTGATGTAAACCGATTCGCCCAACCCACCACCTTCAGCCTCAAGCAAGCCGTCAAGAAAATCACTGATAACCCCAATTTCAGAAAGTGGTTTGGCGATAGCAAGGTGGTGGACGAGAACGGGGAACCATTGGTGGTGTATCATGGGGCAAAAAAAGATTTTAGCAAATTCAAACAAAAAGGATTATCAAAAGGCTTTTTCTTTAGTGAGTCCCCGAATGAAGCATCGCAGTTGCACTCCAGGCTTTTCGACAGAGAAGCCCCCTACTCAGATGGCGCGAACGTCTTTCCTGTTTATTTGTCCATAGAAAACCCAATGATGCTTGAGGGGATTGGCTGGGACCCGATGTTTGAAAATAGGGCCATAGAAAATGCAAAACAGCATGGGCATGATGGGTTAATCTTAAAGCGTGGAGATGTGACGGACTACGTCGCCTTTGAGCCCACCCAAATCAAATCCATCTTCAACACCGGCGCGTTTGACGCGGCGAACCCGGATATTATGTACCAGCGCAGGCAACTCCTCGAAGAAAAGAAACTCCCCAGCGTCATCGAGGAAAACTTCGGCACCAAAGAGACCAGCGTCGGCGAGGCGGTCAAGGGCGCCCTCAACATCATGCGCAGCAAAGAGGGCCGGCGCGAACTCTCCGATGAAATGGTCGCAAACGTCTTCGATCAGCTGCACCCGATTAAAAAGCACGGGGGCGAAAAGGCTTATGTCCTGCACCGCCTTGAAACGGGAAGTCAGGCCGTGTTTGCAATGCTCCTGGAGCATGGAAAACTCGTCAAGGACAAGTCGGGCCTTCTCACCATGAAGACCCGGAACGAGGGCTTCCTCCCATTCCTGCAAAGCCTTGGCGATGACGGGCACAAATTTCTCTACTGGGTGGCGGCGAAACGGGCGGCAAGCCTCGAGGCCCAGGGCAGGGAGCGGCGCCTGGACGCGGCGACCAGAAAAAAGATTTTCGATTGGGCGGGCGGGGAGAACAACCCGAAGTGGATGGCGGCATCGAAAAAACTGCACGAGTTTAACAAGAGCGTGCTTGATGTGGCCGAGGCTTCGGGCCTGATTGACCCAGTGGCCAGAAAGACGTGGGAGCAGTTCTTTTACGTGCCGTTCTACCGGGTGTTCGAGGACGAGCAGGCCCGCAGCGAGTTCCTGGCCGGACCGCATCAGAGCAAAAAGTTTATCTCCTCGCAGATTCGGCAGCTGAAGGGCTCCGAAAAAAAACCCGGGGACCCGCTCGAAAACCTGCTCCGCAACTGGATGCACTTGATTTCCGAGAGCATGCGAAACGAGGCCCGGGCAGAGGCGGTCCGGTTCTCCGAGGAGCACGGCACGGGTATGATCGAGCGCCTTGACAAGGGCGACATTCTGCGGTTCCGCAGCTCCAGGGACAAAAAGGTCGTGTTCGTGACCAAAAAATCCGAGGACAACGTGCTGTCCTTCATGGAAGGCGGGCAGACGGTGTATTTCAAGGTGAACGACCCCGCCTTTTTTCAGGCGCTCGCAAATATCAACACGCCGCATTTCGACAACATCATGGTGCGGATGATGGGCAAGACGAAGCGGTGGCTGACCTATGGCGCAACCTTCGGCCCAGCCTTCCGGGTTGCCAACATGCTGCGGGACACCCTGCACACATCCTTGATGGAGGAAAGTTTCAAGCCCTTCATGGACACGGCCATCGGGTTCTGGAAGGCATACCGGGAGGACCCGGACTTCGTCGCCTTCATGGCGGCTGGCGGCGGCTTCGGATCAAGCCACGTCGAGGCGGACAACCCCCAGGTGGCGGCAAAGTTCGTGCGCAAGATCGTGAAGAACGAGGGCAAGGATGCGCTCGACCGGATACTCGACACCCCGGCCAAGATGCTCAACTGGTGGGAGCGAGTGGGGGCTGCGTCCGAGAACGCAGCCCGCGTGAGGCTCTACCAGAAACTGCTGGGGGAGGGTCAGGATCACATGGAGGCGGCCTTTCGAGCCCGGGATCTGCTCGATTTCACCATGCGGGGGCGGAGTCGGACCGTGCAGTTTCTGATACAGACCGTGCCGTTTCTGAACGCCCGCATGCAGGGCCTTTACAAACTGGGCAAGGCGGCATCGGGAAAAGAGACCCGAAGAAACTTTTTCCTCCGCGGCGCGCTCCTCGCCGTTGCCTCGATGGCTCTATGGGCGTGGAACAAAGACAAGGAGGAGTACAAATCGCTCGAGGATTGGGATAAGTGGACATACTATCATTTTTGGGTGGGCGACAAGCACTTTCGCATCCCCAAGCCGTTCGAGGTCGGCGCCATCTTCTCATCCTTCCCGGAAACGCTCCTCGATGCCTTGAACGGCAACACCGAGACAAAAAAGATCGCCGAATTTATCGGGCACACCGCGACCGAGACGTTTTCAATCGGGCTGCCGCAAATATTTCGCCCCATGGTCGAGCAGTGGGCAAACCGCTCTGCCTTCACGGACCGGCCTATCGTGGGCCAGCGCCTCGAGGGGTTGCCTGCCTCGGAGCAGCACGATCCCTGGACATCCGAAACCCTGCAGGCGATCGGCGACATCTTCAACCTCTCTCCGAAGCGTGCAGAGCACCTGGTAAACGGATATTTTGCAACGCTTGGCCGCTTCGTTCTTGCCGGGCCGGACATCCTGCTTCATCACGCCTTGGATTTTCCCGAGGACCCGACCAAGCGGATAGAGGACTACCCGGCCATCGGACGGTTTGTCAAAGAGAAAACCCCGCAGCGTTATACCCGCTACCAAACCTGGTTTTACGACACCATGCAGGAAATGGACAAAACGGTGCGGGCGATCAATAAGCTTCGGTTCAGGGGTGAGACTGGGAGGGCCGTGGAAATGGCCAGGGACAAGCGCGACCTGCTGCTGGCGAGATCCGCCTTCAGCCAGGTCCGAGGCACGCTGAGCCGCGTCAACAGAGAGATGCGACGGGTGCTCTACGACAAGGAAATGGGCGCTGAGGAAAAAGCCGAGCGTATTAACGAGCTCTATCAACTCCGAAATGATCTCGTGAAGCGAGCGTATGAGGCATATCGCAAACAATCGGACGGGGGGCGGTGACATGGGATGCGATGACAGGGCTTGCCAAAAGCAGTTGCTGGAGGTGTATCAAGAAATGTATGGACACGGCGAGGGCAACGGAGTGAAGGGCACCGTCAACTGCCTGCAGGGCGAGGTAAAGGACACGATCAAAAAGCGCCCGTTCTGGACGGCTATTATGTTTATCCTGGTGCCGGTTGGCCTTGCCGTTTCGGCGGTTGCCATGAACGTATGGGCGGTCCAGCGGGTTTATCCACACCAGTTCGCGGACAAGGCCGCGATTAACAGGATGGAGAGAAGGGTGATCGTTCTCGAAGAGGGCTACAAAACCATTGGCCGCCAGCTTCGGGACCTGGACAACATCAAAAAGACGAACCGCGAAATTCTGGAGCTTTTGCGCGAGATGCGGGGAGAAAGAAACGTTTCTTCGGAGGAGGGGTTTTTTTCTTACCCCCGATAATACCAAAACGGTATTTTTAAAAGAAAGGAGACCAAGATGCGAAGACTTCTTTATTTGCTTGCAACCGCCCTGGTTTTTGTTGCCGTCGCACCGACGGCGTGGGGGGTCTGAGGCGGCCCCCGCCTGACCGTGGATGTCAGGCCAGAGGGGAGCGGCAGAATTGACATGGTGCAGCGCACGTGGCGCGGCGGCACGGAGGACGCCGTCAACCCGGCCGATTTTCCATATTCATGCCAGTGTTACAGCATCTCCGACACCGTTGAGGCAACCGCGGCACCAACAGAGGGGTGGGAATTTGATCGATGGGAATTGGCTCCTTCGGACGGAACAAACTGGCGAACGCGCACCGATAGCGGCGAATTTGAGCCCGAAGCCAACCCCACCCGGTTCAGACTGCGAAAAGAGCGGACGTTGACCGCCATATTCGAAAAGGCGAGCGCTCCTCCGCCCCCGATCGGGCCAGATGAGCCGGAGGACCCTTTCGTGCCAGACCCCGTGCCCCCCGACGACTGCGACCGCGAAATGGAGGCGCTTGGCAGAAAACTGATGGAGTTGCTTCAACTGACCCGATAAAGGAGGGGGGCGCTGATGGAAAAGCTTACATCCGAGGACATCCGACGGCGCCACGACGAGGAGGTGAAGGAGCTGCACCGACAGCTGCTGGAAAAGGACCAGGTGCTCGAATCGTACAAGAAAGACCGGGGGCAGCTTGATGTTTATTTGCGGAAAGTGCTGAAGGAGGTGGCGCAGCCCATACAACCCCTTAAATCGGAACTGAGCCGGATCAAGCAGAAGGCGTCCCGGGTTGACAGCGAGATCATCCCCGTAAAACACATTACGGACAGCCACATGGGGGCGCAGCAAAGGCCGGACGAGATCGAGGGGTTTAATGAGTTCAGCCCCGAAATTTGCGACAACAGAAACCTGGCCTTCACCAGCGCCTTTTTGGCGTGGATCAACCTGCACCGGGAGCTCTACAAAATCCGGCAGGCATGCGTCATCTTGACCGGCGACCTGATCAGCGGCGACATCCACGACGAACTCCGCGTCACCAACGCCTTCCCCTCGCCCGTCCAGGTTCACCGGGCGGCCCTCATCCACTCCCGGCAAGTCGCGCTGATCGCGCCTTTTTTTGAAAGCGTCACGGTGCACTTCATCGTCGAGGACAACCATGCCCGGCTTACGAAAAAACCCCAAGCCAAGGAGGCGGGATACAATACGCTCAATTACCTTGTTGGATCCCTGATGGAGGCGTACCTCGAAAAGCACCAGAACGTGATTTTCCATCTTTACCCGATGCTTGAGAAAGTGATCCAGGTGGGGGCCAGGAACTATCTGATCCGACATGGCCACAATGTGCGGGGCTGGATGGGGATTCCCTGGTACGGGCTTGAGCGCTCTTCGGGTCGGGAGGCGGCGATCCGGCAAAACATTATCATGCAGGATGCCCGACAAGCCAAGCGCATTGGCTATCACAAAATCATCCAGGGCCATTTTCACACCCCATTCGACACCCCCCTCTACTCCTGCGGCGGAAGCGTGAGCGGAACGGATGCATACGACCACAAGGAGGGGCGGCACTCCGAGCCCAGTCAATCCGCATGGATGATTCACCCGAAATATGGAGAGTTCAACCGGGTAAATTTTCAACTCAAACATTTTGACAAAGGAGTGTAGCCATCATGCACTGCCCTCAATGCGGCCATGAGCGCACGGTCAAGCGGAACGGAAAGAAGGGGAACAAGCAACTCTGGATGTGCGTGGACTGCCCGGCAAAGGACCCGGGGAGAAGCACGTTTTTTGAGACGGAGTTGCATCGGGAGGAGGAGGGAGAGGGAAGGGCGCCCGCGGCGAGCGGACGCTTCTCCGAGAGCGATCTCAGAGAAAAGCACGACATGATGTTTCGCCTCAAGAAGTTTCTGCAGGCGCTGCCGCGAGGTGAATTTATCGAGGAGGTGGAGCTTTTGAAAGAGTTGTGCATGTTTCGCAAGCCGGGATACAAGCAAGCGGTCGAGCACCCGGACATCAAGCCGCACCGCGGGAAGGCAGACGGCACGATCTATTATGGGCATCCGGACTCGATCCGGACGCTCAAGCAAGAGGGGGTGCTGATGTGAATACGTCCGCCTTCCGTAAGCAGGTTCAGCACTTCCGGCCGAGTGAGTTCCCCGAAAGCGTGGAGTGGGGCGACCCGGTATTGTTTGGTCGCCTTGACGCCTTCCGGGGCGCCCTCGGCTGCAGGATTTTTCCGTCGCCCGCACGGGGAGGTCTGGCCCGCTTCGAATGGGCGGACAGGTTTAGCTGGCACTATTGCGATCGGGAGGGTGAAATTCGATCCAGGGCCGTGGATGTATTCTGCGAGTGCTCTGCCATCCACGCCTACACCCAGGCCCTTGCCTCGCAGCTGTGGGGAGGTGTCGGGGTCTATTTCGATACCCGGTACAACCAGAAGCCATGGATCATGTTTCATCTCGACACCCGGCAGCCGGGCGATAGGCACGCAAAACAGACGGCGCTGGTCTGGTTCCGCGACCGAACGGGGCAATACCATTATCCGCAATACAACCGGCGCATGGAGGCGACACTGCTTTCCCTGCTGCTGGAGGCCACCCACCAAAGAAAATAAAAAGGAGAGAGCATCATGGAATTCATCGCAAAAAACGCAGAGGCAATCGCCTACATCGCATCCGGCCTGCTGGCCCTTGCCGTCCCGCTCGGAGGCGGCCTTGCGGTCAGGTTCTACAGGCGGATCAAAATCGCCGTCAAGGCGCTGGAAGATGGGAAGCTTACGGCCGAGGAAATCAAGCAGATCCTCAATGGGGGAAAATAAGAGGGGGGGCAAGGCCATGAAAGAGCAAGGAGAAAGAAAATCGATTTGGCGGCGATTTCTCGGTTGGCTGAAAAAACTCTTCTCTCGACCGGACGTTCAGCAACTCATTGTCCAGATCGTCCGGGCGGTGATTCTGGAGCAATTCGGCAACCGGGTCACGTTGCGCGACCGAAGCCAGGTCAAAGAAACGGTGCTCGCCAGGGTGCGCCAGGACCCCAGGGTAAACGAGGTCAAACATGCGCGGACCATCTCTATTGCGCTGAACGACGAGATCAACCTCGCGGTAGCGCGAACCCGCAAATACAAAAAGGCATACACGGCATGAATGATGTCGCCCAAGTGAGGCCCGGCGATCTGTTTTGCGTGACCTATGACCCCAAAGAAGACGTTCGGTTCGGCCTGTTCCAGCGGATCCTCGCATGGGGGATCCGCAATGCGGAGCGAATGAACGACTATGACGGCAAGGCCAAGTACACACACGTCGGTATCATTACGGACGAAAGGGGTTCCACGTTCGAGGCGCTGTGGCGTTACCGGGACGAAACCCTGTTCGAAACGTACCGGGGTTGCGAGGTCTTGATCGGCCGGCACGAGGACATGACCCTGGAACGGTTTGAGCTCTCCATGGCGGGCTTGAGAAGGGACTATGCGGGAAAGCTTTATCCGGCCTGGAAGTTTCCGCTTTTTCTCTTTGCGCCGCGGGTGCTCAAATGGATGCCGGGAAAACCGGTTTGTTCTGAGATCGGCGCAAAGCTTTGGCACGACGCAGCTTGTAGGCATGTGGACCACTGGAGGGGGTTGACGCCATCATACGTGGCCGACATGATCAGGCGGTGGAGGTGCATTCAAAAGGTGTTTGAAGGGAGGCTGTCGGGCAGAAGGTGATGGAGTTGATGGAGATATAATTTCGTCTATATTCATCGCCCCTCGCTTTCTGTTAGGGTTAACGGTTTAAACGCCCATGAACACGGGCCGCTTGTCATTTCTGCTTCCATTTCTTTCACAATTTTCTCGATCAAAGATGGGGTCAGGATTTGTCCGCAACGACTAATCAACGTGCTGCGCATTGCAAAAACTTGGGTTGCCTCTCTATCTGACATTTTTATCCTCCTCACAGCCCCGGGTTGACCCTCCGGTTCCATTGCTCCTTGATGTCATCCAGAGTTTCGTCAGCATCATTTTCAACGCACGGGATTTTGCAGCCATCACACCAGATCGCCCAATTTTCCTCGTCACCGCCAAGGCTGCCAACAGACGGGGCTGTGTCGCAGAATGGGCAGGGCTTGAGAGTATCTTTGCCATAACTGGCCTTATCCTCGCTCACGATTCACCCCCCTCTATCGCCTTTCGGATTTCTCCGAACGTGGTGCTTGCCTCATCATCAGCGCTTCCATACGCAATCTTTATTTTTGCCGTGTCTGGTATGTCATCGTAGCTATAGGTCGCCCATGCCATTACCAAGGCTTTTAATCTTTTATATGCCTCCCGCAGCCTGGCGTTTTCGATTACAAGCGCCCGGAGGCGGGAGGGGAGGGGAAGATCATGCTTTAAGACTTCTGCGCCTCGCCGTATTCCAGGCCCAACTCGGCAACCAACGCCATCCGGCACAATGGAAAGATCAAACCATATAGTATAAATCTCAGAAGGTAGATCCTCGGGCAACTCGTCTTCATGAAGATTTTCGCTGAGAATAAGGCTGTATTCTGGTTTTTGTCCTCCGCCCGGCTTTTTGCGACACTTCATCACCAACCCCTCCTTATTCTTTCATCGCTTGTCGCTTCAACCCAACACCGTTTACACGGGCGACGGGGCCTGTCTGTTTCTCTGCCGCAAAACGGACAACATATGACGGTTCGTTTCTTCGGGCCTTTGTGGTCAGGGGTGGTCATGGGGCGCTCCTTTCGTGGTTAATATTCGACGGCATATGGAATGTCTTTCCACACTAACCACTCATAGTCGTCCTCAAATATCTTTTTCTGCTCCTCGCAGA